AAATTGGTTTATCTACAGGAATGGATCTAACTTCATTTCTTCGTGGTGATGTTCGTCTTGGTACTGGTATGAAGCAAAAATCAGGTGTTCAAGACTTTGGTTACTACTCTGTAGAACCTGGAGTTACTGCAAAGTTTGGTGATATTAGCACACGTGTAGCATATCGCTATCGTACTGCATATGACTCAAATGTTAATGCTGATACTAGTCAAACTATGCGTTATAGCGTAGGTTATGCATTAACTAAGAAAGATGCTATCCGACTTGGATATGATGTTCAAAGTGGTGATGGTGCTAACAAGCAAACTACTATCGCTTACACTCGCTCATTCTAATTTAAGAGTTGATGGTCTCTTTAAAACCATCATGGATTAGTGAAGTCTTCGCTTGATGTTAGCAACCGATCACCCAATGGTATCTTGTACTAACTTATAGTGGCAACATTAATATTGTCAATTTATTTTTAATTGTTAGGATATGATATGAAATCACTTATCGCATTGGTAGCATTGGCATTCGCATCACTTTCTTTTGCAGCTGAACCTGTTAAGAAAGAAGAATCAAAGGCTCCAGCAAAAACTGAAGCAAACTGCGTAACTAAAGATAAATCTGGTAAGTGTCCACCTGCTCCAAAGTCTGAAAAGCCTACTCCTAAAAAAGTAGAACATAAAGACGAAAAGAAAGCAGACGCACCAAAAGCAGAAGCCGTAAAGAAGTAACAATTCCTAAATAATTGTTACAGTGGGTTGAAGGATCCCAATAAAACCTTCATTTTACACACACAACACAAAGGAGTATTTTATGTCAAATCTGACACCATTCGAAATTCGTCTTGAACTATTAAAAATGGCCAAAGACATGTTAAATGATGATTATTATGGGAAGCGTGAGGTTATTAGCAATGTTTGGCAATCCAAACTAGAAATTGCTAAAATCAATGGTGGTGAGTTGCCCGAACATCCAGGGTTTCCAACTTATCCATCAGAAGCTGAAATCATTTCAAAAGCACAAGTGCTTAATGGTTTCGTTTCAAACATCCCAAATATAGATACAAAGACTAGCAAAAAGTCTGCCTGATCGGGATAGGAGAAGTGCATTTTGCACTTCTCTCTAACTTTAAAAGGAGAACTATGCGACAATATCGTTTATATGTTCCAATCATACTATTAATACTATGTTTAAGTTTTTATTTGAATTCAGTACTATCAAGTAAAGACATTTATTTAAAGATTAACTATTCACAGTTAACACCAGAATCTCAAGAACAAGTGCGTTGTCTTGCAGACAACATTTATTATGAGGCTGGCTATGAGCCAGATGATGGTAAACTTGCAGTCGCACTCGTCACAATGAATCGTTTACAAGATCCAAGATATCCAAAAGATATTTGCTCTGTAGTCAAACAAAAGGTAAGATCAACATGTCAGTTTAGTTGGTTCTGCGAAAACGTAAAAGCCAAAAGAAATGAAGTATACAATAAAGCAATGGAAGTTGCTCTTGATGTCTATGCTAATTATGAGAAGCTGACAGACATCACGTATGGTGCATTATTTTATCATGCTGATTACGTCAATCCAAGATGGAAGTTAGAAAAGACGACTGTTATCGGTAGACATATTTTTTATAAAGAAAGTGAAGGAAAAGATGATGCAAAAAATGAACATTCAACTAAAGGAAGATCAGTCTTCTAAACATTCCTTCTTCTTACTAATGGAAGAAGTTACGTTGACTAGTGTGAAACAAGCAGTTGAGTGGATATTCGAAGCCAACTTCTCTGAAGAACCACCTGAACTAATGAATTTAATCATTACAAGTCCAGGTGGTGATTTAAATGCTGCATTTGCATTGATTGATACTATTCGTGGTTCTTCAATTCCAGTTAGAACAATTGGACTTGGACAAGTTGCCTCAGCAGGATTGATGATCTTTATTGCAGGACATAAAGGACATCGTCTGCTGACACCAAATACATCAATACTCTCGCATCAATACTCTTGGGGTGCGTTTGGTAAAGAACATGAACTGTTCGCTACTGTGAAAGAGTTTGATTTAACTACCAAGAAGATGATTTCCCATTACAAAAAATGTACTGGGTTATCAGAAACAAAAATTCGAGAAGTGCTATTGCCACCTCAGGATATCTGGCTTAGTGCTATCGAAGCAAAAAAGTTAGGACTCTGCGATGACATTAAAGAACTTTCTTAATTATTGTAAGTATTCTGGTGTATGGATTTCTCTCACATTAAATCCATATCACTGGAGATTATCATTTGACTACACAAAACCAGATGATATGGATCCAAGTTTATATTCTATCCATATCAGCATTGCGCCATTATCAATAAAATTTGTATTGGATGATGGATCATGGTAACAGGAATTTTTACAAAACTTAAACCACCTTCTTTTTTAAAGGAACTTATTATGTCAGATAATGTTTTTATCATTTCAATTGCACTTGCTGTTTTGACTGCGATTTGCGCACTTGGTCACGATTCATATGTTTCAACAAAATCTATTGAAAGAAACATTGAATCCGCTATCGTTAAAGGTATCGATCCATTAGCTGTTCGTTGTGCTTATGCTAAACGAGATGACACTATTTGTATCGTTTATGCATCTTCACACAACTCACCCTCCAGTTTGTCTAGTTCTAAAAAGTAATACTTTAGGATTCTAGCCGATACCCCTCATCTTTTGAGGGGTATTTTTCCTTGTAGAATCAACAACTTACCCTCTCTCCAGAAAGTTGTTGTCTTTAATCGACCTTTGGAGCATAATATATCTTATAGTGAATGAGAAAGGTTTATTATGAGTCGAATGGCTGAATTAGACATGGAAATAAACGATGCGTTAGATGCACATCGTGGTCCAGAAAATTGGATGTCCTGCGAGGAAATTGCATTTCAATTGGAAATTCCAGTTGAGTTGGTGCATCAGGTTGTTGAAAACAGATGGAACATTTTGATTGGAGAATCAGTATGAGTTTACTTACAGTCGGCAACCCAAAATTGCTTAAAGGTGAGAAGAAAGGCTATTTGTCTTCTGTTCTACACTTTGCGCCAGCAACTCTTTCTGGTAAAGAAGTCTGCCCCAAGCGCACAGCTGGATGTACTGCTGCATGTTTGAATACTGCTGGTCGTGGTGGCATCTTCAAGAAAGGTGAAACCACCAATGTGATTCAAAAAGCACGGATCCGTAAGACCAAAGCATTCTTCGAAAATCGTCAAGCATTTCTCAATGAGTTGACTGTTGAGATTATCAAAACAAAAACCAAAGCAGAAAAACAAGGACTGATTCCAGTCTTTCGTTTGAATGGCACTTCAGATCTCGCATGGGAAAAGTATGAAGTTGCAAATGGTAAAAACATTTTCCAAATGTTTCCAGAAGTGCAATTTTACGATTACACCAAAATCAACAATCGCAAAGTTGCACACATTCCAAACTACCACCTGACTTTCTCTAAAGCAGATGGAAACGATATGGATACTCGACTTGCAATTTCAAATGGTATGAATGTCGCAGTTGTATTCCACAAAGTGCCAGAGAACTATCTTGGTCGTCCAGTTATCAATGGCGATGAGACTGATCTTCGTTTCTTGGATCCTAAAGGTGTTATCGTTGGTCTCAAAGCCAAAGGTAAAGCCAAGAAGGATCTTTCTGGATTCGTAGTTACTGCTTGACATTAATTCATAATTAGAGTATAATAGAACTTATGCAGATGCTACATACATCACTTGGTAAAACCAAGAAGAAGAAACCGACTGCCAAACAACGAGAGTTGCAGTCGTCGTGGGAAACCATGTTAAAGAAGTATGCCACAAAGACGATTGCACCTAAACAACAATCACTCAGTGAAGTATACTCGCTCGGGAGACCTGCTGGTCGGGAGACCCCTAAGATTCCGAGTCTTCCATTCAGTGGTGCACCATGCACTAAAAAAGACTCACCAGTCTACACTGGATCTCTAATTAAGGGTATTGGTACTATGCACAAATCAAATGCCATACCAATTTTTAGTGATGAACAAGCAGTTGAAATTGCAACAATGAGGAGATGATATGAAAGTGTTCTCTGCATTCCCAACTCCGATATATATTAATAATATTGAATACGATAATGATCTACTTAATACTGTGAAAACCTATGACTATGAATCATTTCACTCTAAAGAACTATCTGGTCGTTACACAGTATCTAAAAATATATTAGATAAATCTGAGTTGAAATTTTTAAGAACAATTATTGAACAAAATTATAATACACTTTTTTATGATATACTTGGCTTTAATAAAGAAATTGAATTTAGAATAGCAACATCTTGGGTAGTTAAATTAGAACCACAAGATTTTGGACACAAGCACTATCATTGCAATAGTTTTTTTAGTGGAGTGCTCTATTTGGAAGTTGATGAGACCACTAGTCCCATCGTCTTTTATAGAAATACATCAAACATAAATGAAATGGGTAATCCAGTTATAATTGAAATTCCATTTGATGAAGACTTCTATTATAATGAATTTAATTCGCCATCTTGGAAATATCAACCAAAGAAGGGTGATTTGATTTTATTTCCATCTAATTTGGCTCATATGATGCCAGAAAATAGTTCTAACATCACAAGATATTCACTGGCATTTAATATATTTCCTTATGGAATATTCGGTAAAAATACTGAAAACGCATTGGAGTTAAAATGAAAACTTTACAACAACAAGAAACTGAAGCAGTCTTAGCAATGGGCGAGCAGTTAAAAATTTATGAACAACAAATTGATGTTCTCAAGAAACGAATCGAGAAACTTGAGTCTGATAATGAAGCCTTAGTTATGGATGTTGCATTCTATGGTGGTAACTTGCTTAACTTGTCTTGCAATAATAAATAAGGTATAATTATGAATAACTTTGAACTGGCTAACCTACACTTCAAATATCAAGATCTGCAATTAGAGGTTATGAAATTGGATAAATTTTTCACGATGTACTTAGATAAATTTTCTAAAAAATTAGATCCTGAAAAACCAAATACTCCAATCTGGAAATTATACAAACAAAAAACGAAAGAATATCATGATCTTTGCAGAGAACTTCGAATCACCGACTACTACATTAAAAGAAAAACCAATGTTTAAAACAGCCAACGAATTTTCAATGCATATTGAAGAAATTGTTCGTGATAAGAGATTGTCTTATATGGATGCTGTCTTGGAATACTGCAAAGAAAATTATTTGGAACCAGCAGATGTTGCATCTCTGATAAATAAATCTCTAAAGGATAAGATTGAAATGGATTTTAGAGAGTTGAACTATCTACCTAAACAGGCAAAATTGGATGTGTGATGGATGGCTTTAAAGCGTATCGTTATTACCTAGCGATTAAACTTCATTTCACTTCTGAAAAATTTAACGTCTTCGAAAATCGAGGTAATGTTAAAGGTACACGTGAAGCATTCACCGCCAGAAATGATAGATATATATTCGAGAAACTTGCCAACAAGTACAACGATGATAGAGAAATTATTCAGTTCTTTGTTGCAAATTTTGCTTATGGTAATGAGTCTGCGATATATGAAGGACAACAGGCAGAAGAAAATCTTGTCGAATGGATTAAACGAAAACAGTCAATCACACAAAGGTTCATTGATGACTTAGCTACTATATTAACACACACTGAGGTAAATAGGTTACCACAAACATCTATCTTCAACTTTATTGATTCTGCATATCCAGTTACATTAGAGTTGTTTGTTGGAGGTATGGTATCGATAGAAACTCTTAGGATTATAGATGATTTTTATCCGATAATTGCAAAATGGCAAGATAATACCTCTATTAAATATATTTGGAATCAAGAATTGTTGAGAATTAAAAAGTTGACTGGCTTCGTTAAATACGATAGAATTAAGGCTGAAAAGATCTTTAGTCACTTCATGGAAGAAATCGAGATTTGACATCATGGGCAAGACATATTATAAGTCATCGAAATCAGATGATGATAGTTTTGGTGGTCGTTCAGGGAAACCTGCCAAACATGCTAGTGGTCGAAAGACTGGTGGTATGAGAACGATAAATAGTTATGTTGAAGAAGATTATGATTTAAACAATGAAGACTTTGATGACGACATTGAACTAGATGATAAAATACAAATCGACCATACTAAAAATAAACCGTAATATTAATACAAAGGAAATACGATGGACATTCAAACACTCCGCAAAATGCGCAATCAAGACTTCGGAAAAATCTCTGGAGAATTCGATAAGATTGCTAATCCCCAAACCGAAAAGAAATCATATTCAGACGATCGCTTCTGGCGTCTCGAAGGTGACAAAGCTGGCAATGGCACAGCAACTTTCCGATTCCTACCACGTGTAGAAGGTGATGAACTCCCATGGGTTCGAATCTTTTCTCATGGCTTCCAAGGTCCAACTGGAAAGTGGTACATCGAAAATTCTCTAACCACTCTTGGTGAGAATGACCCTGTTGGTGAGTTGAACACAACTCTTTGGAACTCTGGTTCTGAAGCCAACAAAGAAATCGCTCGTAAACAAAAACGTAAGTTGTCATTTATTGCCAACATTCTCATTGTGTCTGATCCAAAGCATCCAGAGAATGAAGGTAAGGTATTCTTGTTTAAATTTGGCAAGAAAATCTTTGATAAGATCATGGACAAAGCACGTCCAACTTTCGAAGACGAAAAGCCTGTAAACGTGTTTGATTTGTGGGAAGGTTCTAACTTCAAATTGCGTATGCGTAAGAAAGATGGCTACGCAAACTATGACGAATCTTCTTTTGCAGATCCAGCACCTGCTGCTTCTGATGAAGACTTGGTTCGTATCGTAAATGGTCAGTACAAGTTGTCTGAGTTTACTGATCGTAGTAACTTCAAGTCTTATGATGAGTTGAAGAAGAAACTAGATGCAGTTCTTTCTGGTGATTCTTTTGCTGGTAAGTCTGCTGCACAAATGGCTGAAGAAGAAGATCGTCCTGTTGCATCTGCACCAAAGATGGCTTCTAAACCAGCACCTGTGTCAAAGTCGATGGATGACGATGAAGATGTTATGTCTTATTTTCAGAAGATCGCTAAAGAAGACTAATTAGTTTTTACCAAAAAGAAAGGGGACTTT